CGTCTGAGCATTTGTTGCTTTGGTGTTTGCTGTATTTGCTGCCGACTGTGCAGTTGCCGCGTTAGCCTTTGCTGTGTCCGCCGTACTCTGCGCAGTGGTAATCTTGCTCTGTGCGGCGCTGTCAAGCCCCGAAAATGTCACCAGTCCCTTGAGGTTGATCGCACTGGCAATCAGCGTTGCCGTCCGGTCGGTCAGCGTAAAATCTGATGCGCTGCTGCCTGATTTGACCAGCCATCCAATCTTTGTAGCAGTCTGGGTGGCTATGGTCTGCGCGTAGGAACCAATCTTTTCCGCGTAGGAACCTGTAGTCAGCCCGATCGACACGGATGTATTAGATTTTGCCAGACCAATAAGGAAATATTTTGCATTGGCCATAAATGCACCGGACGAGATAGAAACTTGTCCTATGCATTTATTCCATGTTGTTTTTTTCAGTGTGAATGATGTTCCTTTGAAGTTCCCCAGATGCTTTTTGCTGTTGTCGTAAAACCAAATCATAAGAGTAGCCGTGATATCAGAGCTTCCCCAGTTTGGCACAGTACCGTTGAAATATGCCGTATCACCGACGTTAAAAATGTTTTCCGTGTAATCGCAGAACATTAAATAAGTGTCTGACACAGCGCCTTTCACACAGGGTACTCCATTATTATCAGCATCGCCTGAACTCAACTGCGTAAACACATTATTTAATAACCTTGACGAGCTGATAGTGATAAGGTTACTTTTGTCTGGCCTGTTCAATGCTGCTGTCGCTGTGGCATTAACATTTTCCGCGTATGTCTGTGTGGCGTAATAGCTCCCGATCGTCGTCACCAAGCTATCTTTAGTCAGTTTGGACTCGGCCGCTGACATGCGCGTGGTCAAGCTTGTTACATTGCCGGACACCGTGCTTACCTGTGACTTGGTCGCGTAAGTCTCGGAGACGCTCTGGGTGATGGAGGTCTTGGCGAGGTTGATCGCCGACTGCATCTGGGTTGTGGTGCTGTAAGACGCAAATTTGCTGTCTACCGCTGTGATGGATGCGTCGATGTCTTCCGGAGCTGGTGTCCCATCAGTGGCTTTGGTGCCTTTCTCCAGCTTAAACCTTGCCTTAAGGTTAATAGCGCGTCCAGATTCGCTGTTTGCAATGGAGATATAGCCAAAATCATATCCTGTGCCGTCAAAAGTGACAGACGTTTTATCAGCGCTTAATGTAATTGACTTTTCCCAACTGCCGCTTTGATATAGTGACAGGTAATATATAATGTCGCTGCCCATAACCTTTTCGCAGCTAAAAGTGTATTTCCCGGACAGACCTGTAACATCAATCAATCTCGCGACCGATATGTTGGTTGCAGTTGTCGTTGTCCCTTTGACTGTCAAATATCCGTCATCACTGTAGGATATCGTCAAGCCGCAGTTACTCTTGTAGACGTAGGCAGTTCTCTTAATCAGGTTTCTTCCGCCAACCTGGATACTCTGCACCGCCGAATCAATATCCGTCTGCTCCACTTTCAGGGCGATCTGGCCTTTGATCACGCTAATCTCTTGGTTAGTTGTACTCAGGCTCTTGTTTACCGTGGTAATCTGTGCATTGGTGTAGGTCTTTGCATCCACCAGTGCCTTGTCCGCTTTGGTCTTGGCGTCGTTGGCCGCCGTGCTGATTGCCGCCGACTTGGCGTTGTTGGCTTTTGTTGTAGCGTCACTGGCTGCTGTATTGATTGCTTCTGTCTTTGCCGTGCTGATCTGCCCCGTGACAGTTGTCTTATAACTGTTAAAGTCCTGCGTGGAGACTTTAAGTTTTATCGCATTTTCGTTTGCCGTTATACGGGTGTCATGGCTGGACAGGGTTTCCGTATGCGTGGCTACTGTGGCATTGGTCAGGTCGATCTCCAGTCCCGCAATCTCGGCATCCGCATAGCTCTTTGCTGATGCAAGCGCATTATTGGCTTTTGTAGCCGCATCTGTCTTAGCATCTGACAGGGCTTTATTCGCTTTTGTGGTCGCATCACCGGCCGCCGTAGAGATTGCAGAGGCTTTTGCCGTGTCGGTATAGGATTTTAGGCTGGTATAATTATCCGTGATCGTCTGCGTCTGCTCCGACAAGGCAACATTTAAGGTTTTGCTCCCTACCTGCACCACGGTGCCGGATATGGTCACGCCCTGATTGGTCAATGCCGTTTCAAAGGTCCGGAAATCTATCTTGAGGGCCTTTATCGCCGCGTCGTCTGCTACCATCTTATCCCGGATGATCTTGCGCTGGATCGTGTTCTCCGTGGCGCCGAGAGCGTCCCAGATGAGTTTCCCGGAAGCATCCCAGACAGACATGCTATAATCTCCACCAGCATCCTTGCCGATCTGCACGCGCACCCGGTTTGCATCTTTGATCTGGATTGTGTTGTCGGAGATCTGCAGGCGGCCATCAGAGCCTGCTATATCCACCAGCGCAGTATTCAGGGTTCCTGCAGTAATCTTGTTTGCGTTTACATCCGATATCTGCGCACTTCCGATCGCGCCCTCGAGCATCCAGCCTTTGGCAGTGATGAGTTCCCGTGATACGACCGTTTTATAATCTGCCAGCTCACCGGATACGCGCTGTATCTGTGCTTCTGATGCTGTAAATTTGCCAGCAACAACTTCTTTGTAATCTGCCAGATCGCCGGATACTTTGGTGATGTTCGCATTTGACGCCGAGAAATTCTGCGCCGTGGCTGTCTCAAAATCTGCCTGCTTTGATTTCAGGGATTCAAATTCGCCTGTTTTAAAGGACGCAAAGTTACCGGAGACTTCATCGATTAGCGCCTTATTCGCCGCCAACTCGTCTGTCGTAGTTGTCTTAAATTTGGCATAATCACCCTCAATGGAGTGTACCGTCTGATTGGTGACATTTAAGCTTTCGATTGTGGCATACTTAATAGCCGCCTCTTCCGCTGTGAGAAAATTCGCATCTAATTCACCCAACTGCAGTTTGACTTTATTGATATCCCCCTGCAGAGATACAATATTGCCCTGCATGGATGTAACATTTCCCTGCAAGCTGCTCACACTATTCTGTATTCCGCCGACTGTCACACTATCGGACAGGCCTTTTTCAAAATTCAAGATATCAGATACGTATATCTTCCCGTCTCCGGTCATGGCATAATTCACGATATCCGCTGCTGCCTGCAGTTTCTCCTGCAGTTCCTCAAAGGTCAGGACCGTATTTGCAATCTCGGCAGTGTTTTTGTTCGGATCGGCTTCGTATTCCACCAACCTCATGATGCGCTGCTTTTCTCTTGTCCCCGTGTTCGCGTCGATCAGCGTCACCGTATCGCCCAGACCATAAGACAATACCATGTACTCAGGCTTTTGTTTCGCAAGATCCCGGATATCCGCCGCATATGACCTTTCCGGTTTCGACATATCAGCCAGTTTCTTTTCAGCATCTTCTTTCAGTGCCTGAGCATCCGTATATGAGTCAGCCTTCCAGATATAGGTTCGCACCTTGCTTGAGTACTGGAAGTTTTCCAGATAGTTTTTTCCGTCATTGACAGACTCAATCGTCAGGTCATCTGCCCCGATCGGTATGATCCGCGTATAAAAATCGTAGGATGTGGATTTTTTCTGCAGCTTCCGCAGGTTCAGCCCCTGTATAAAATATACGCCCCTGTCTTCGCCGCGTTGCTCATAAAACGAGACAGTCTTATTGATCGTGTCAAAAACCGGCTCACACATAAACGCTATGCAGAGGTTTTGGATCACTCCCAGCGAATTGACCTGCACCATGCCGGCGTTACGCCTTTTTGTGACCGTACACTCCCCTACTCTCCATCCGGTTCCTGCAAGGGCAAGCCTTGCCGCTTCGTCGATCGTAACATCCGTGACGGAAAAAGTCCCCCACGCTTTTGCCTCCAATTCCTCCACGTTCAGCATGCATACGATCTGCGGGAGTCCGTCCGAGTTTTCTGATATTTCTTTTACTACGTATTCATCTGTACGGGTACGGATGTACATCTCATTCTCAATGCTGTGGTATTTTGCCTGATAAGTAAAGGAGAGTGATTTATCGCCACTAGCGACCTCACTCTCCGTTACGCAATCCGCATATTTATTTATATGCCCTATGGCATTATGTTCTTTATCATATAGTTTTAGCATAGGGCGAGCCTCCTGTTACTCTTCTTCGATCATAAACGCCATTCCAACAATATGTGCTACTGTCGGGACGCTGTACCGTTCTACTTCTTCGCATCTTTCGACAACTTCCTGTTTCACTGTCCGGATATCTAAATCCGTCTCTTCGTTCAGCAGGTCATCGTATTCTGCTTCAAATTCCGCCTGCTTTTCGTCGGTCATTTTGTATTTTTTTACAGTTTGTCCATTGATGATGCCTTCCACCATTACGCAGTCTCCATTTTCATCTTTTTCTGCGTAGTCTTTGCACAGTTTTTCCCGTTCGTTGTTGATCCGCTCCGATTCTCTTTGCAGGATCTCGATATTGCGCGAAATCGCAAAGCTCATTTTCGCCGGATAGATCATTCCTCCCATGTTTGCCAGTGCATTTAAGTTTTTGTTTACTTCTCTCAGTTTCATTTTCATCTTCTTTTCCTCCTTTTTTACATAAAACGAGGATGGAATCTTACTGTGATGTCCATCCTGCTATTACTTACCAATATTCGATTTTCTCCCGGCAGTAATGCCGGCATTTCCCAGATATCAATATCTGCCGCCTTTAAGGCTCCGTTTTCTGTAAACAATCCTGTTTCCCCGTCCAGAATCACCGTATTCCCTGTCTTCAGGTTCCGAATCGTCACCGGAAGATCCGCCCCGGTATTTCTATCCCGACAGAGCCCTGACAGGTCCATGGATGCCGCCCCGATCTGCGGCGTTATCTCTATGATTACCGGTGTCAAAATATTTCCGGCGTTTACAACTGTAAAATCTGCCGATCCGGAATAGCTCTTTATGGTCTCCTCTTTGGCATATTCGTATCCGTCAAACTCCAGCGTAAGGATATGCCAGTGCTCCATAGCCTTTTCTTCGTGGCTGTGTTTTGTCAGGATCCCGTAAAAGGCATTATCAAAATTATCAAGGATCAATTCTGCCGGTTCCAGAAGATGCGACAGTATTTCGCTGCAGCGCCGTAAGATAGCCTGCCTGCCGCCGGCCTTTTTCACTAAGATCCTTACCTCGAGCGGTTTAAACTCGATCTCGTTTTTAAAAAATACGGGGAGCGGACTTCCCCGTCCCCATTCGCTGTCGTTTTTGACCTCGTGGAATCCCGGAGTCACATTCCATTGTTTCGCATTCGCATTGGATATGTCCCAGCCGTTGATCAGCATTTATAATCGCCCCCTTTTCCTCCTGATTGCAGCCGCCGCATTTTCCTGACTTAACGGCCTCTGCATCTGTCCTGCCAGCACTCCCGTATCCGTCACCATCTGCAGGCCGGTCAATGCATCCGCTATCGCCTGCGGAAGCATCTCCGCAAGCTGCTGTATCATTCCTGCCATGTTGCCGTTATCCACATTCACTACCGTTGCCTGCGGACGGTAAGATTCCATGGCCATATTCAGTTTCGCGATTCCCGTGTGGTTAAGTTTATCCATCTGGTCAGCCAGCGCCGCCTGCCGCTGCTCCATGGCAGCCTGCGCGCCTGCAAGGAAGTCAACCGGCTTTTTCTTTCCCCATTCCATCAGGTTTTCTGTCAGTTTTGCGGGTATTACGCCCTCCCCCGTATGCAGCGTCTTGTATATTCCGTTGTCCGCCTTTCGGACAAGGAGTTCGCCCGGATGGATCCAGTACTCATCATCCTCTTTGATCCGCTTTGTGCCGCTTGCAAATCCTTTTGCTTTCAATTTTTTCAGGATCGCGTTTTTCTGTGCATTTGTCGGATTCTTGCTCGTTTTGACTCCCAGCTCTTTTCCAAGGCTGACATACATCGTATTCGTGGCTGTGCGCCCATAATTGCTCGCTATATATTCCCAAAGGGCGACATGCTGTTTCTTTTCTTTTTTGGTTAGTTTCTTGCTGCGCGCCTTGCCGGAATTGATGATCGCCTGTATCCTCTTTTTCTGTTCTGCTGCCTCGTCCTTCTTTGGTGTTTTTACCGTTGTTTTGGCCTTAGCCGTCGTTGTAGTCTTAGTCTTTGCTGCCGCCTTCGGCGCCGGCGCTTCGTACAGCGGGTTCTGGCTGCTGTTGATGACCTTGTTCGCGCTGGACACTGCCCTTTTTATCGCTGTCGTAGTTTTTGCATCCTTTATGACATTTACCAGTCTTGATACAATTTCTTCTCCGATTTTTCCCGCCTGATCCACCAGACTCTTCAAGCCGTCGGAAAGTCCTGTATTTAATTCTGCAACTGCCGCCCTGTAATCTTTCTCTAAGGCTGTCAGCTCATCCTGCGCCGCCTTCCTTGCATCGGATATTGCATCATTCGTTTCCTTCAGCAGTTTTTCATTGTCTGCAACAGCCTGTTTATGTGCAAGGGCGTTCTTTTCCGCCCAGAGCGCATTATATTCTTCCAGTTCTTTGGCCGTCATCTGGTTCAGAGACCAGATATTTGCCGCCGCCTCCGGTCCCATTTCTGTCAGCTCATCGAGCAGATCCTGCGAGATATTCTTCTTCCCGAGTTCCTCCAGCTGCTGCTCCCAAAACCTTACCCCTTCCACTTGCGTCTTCAAATTTTCCGTCAGCGTTGCTTTGTCATATCCGCCCGCATCCCATGATTCAAATAAATTCATGGATGACAAGATATCTTTTTTCCTGCTTTTAACTGCATCCTCATATGTATCCTGCAGTTTTTTTACGTCATCTGCCAGATCATCGTTGATCTTTTTCTGGTCTTCTGCGTATTTTTCTGTCAGTTCTGTTTGCCGATCATAATAATCCTCCTTTGCTTTCAGGTAATTTTCATCTGCTTCTACACGTTCGTCCGTGCCTGCTTTAAACTGCTTTCTGGCAATATCCCAATACTGCATTTCGGCTTTGGCGGAGACATCGTTATAAACCTTGTATTTCTCTAAAATGTCTTTCTGCACATTCGCCTGTGCGGTTATGCGTTCTTTTGCCGCCTCCGCTATCTCGTCATTCAAAGCATTGATCTGCTTCGTTGCATCATACCATGCCTGCGTTCCGGATAGGAGCTGCCCCTTTACCGCTTTCCAGTATGCGAGTTCCTGTTTTAAAGACCAGTCGTTTAACGCCTCCTGATTGGACAGGTATTTTTCCGCTGCTGAATACACCTCAGAGTAATACGTCTCTGTATCTTTGGTCTTGGTCTCTTTCCCACTCTTGGTTGTCTTCGATACGCCAAAATTCCCGACGATCTTTCCGGCAGCCACCGAGGATATACCAGTAGCCGTCAATTCCCGCGCCTTGACCTGCTGCATTTTTTTCACGGCATTGCTATATGCAACCGTGCCGGATTTTGTATGCTTTGCAACCTGCTGCCAATACCATTTCTCGTCAACCAGAGATACCTCTTGTCTCTTTTTGTATTTTGCCAGCCACGCAGTTGCATTGTTATATACCCTGCTCGACAACTTTTTCGCCTGTTTCCCGGCAAGAGAGGCTTTGTCGCTGATACCAAACGCCATACCTGCGGATATCTGCTGACCAACCTCTTTCCGGAATTTCCGTGACGGCGAATGGATTTCCAATTCCGCTTTTGCCGCTGCCAATGCCTGTGCCGCCATGCTTGCAGCAGCAGAGATTGCCCCGCTGCTGCCTCCGCGGATGCCGGATGCAACGCCGGATGCCATGTTGTAGCCGGCGCTGTAAAACGCCCCGTCATAACTTGCCACGGCAGCCCTCGCCCTGCTTGCCAAGCTGCTTCCGGCGGATGCAGCCCCGCTTCCGGCCGCTTTGACTGCATCCGCATATTTCTGCGCCATCTTTTGCCCGGCTTCCTGCATCTTTTGGAGTTCTTTCAGTGCGCCGTTCGCCGTCATCTGTCCAAGGAGGCTTCCCGCATTGCTTGCGCTCTGGGATGTTTCCATGGCTGCTGTGGCTACGGCCTGTCCGAGAGCCGTACCGGCCTGCGTTGCCGAGCTCGTATCCATGTTGCTTAGGTTGGGAGAGACAGCATTGTTAATCTCCTCCTGCGTATCCTGCAGTCCTTTGACAATTGCCTGTCCAAGCTCACGTCCCGCGTCCGAGTATTCGCCGGCCTTATCGCTTATGCTGCCCGGATCAAGGATCAGTGCGCCGTCTCCTGATTCCAGTGATTCCTGCAATCCTTCCAGCACGGCTTCTCCAAGCATCTGTCCTGCCGTCCGGAAACTGTCTGTTTGTGATGTCAGAGCATCTGCCGCTTCGCCGGCAGTGCTTTCAATGGACGATGTTACGCCGTTCGTTTCTACGCCTTCATCAAGGGCTTTCTGCAGCTCCGGACTCTTTCCTGCGATTAGACTGATCAGCCTGCTGTATGCATCAACGGCATCCTGTCCGCCGGATTCAATGCCTGCTGCCAGTTCCGCAAGGATGTCGTCGCCTATCCCGGCTTTCTTTGCAACTTCTGAGATAGCGTCAAATGAGCCCGCCAGACTTCCATTTAACTGATCAAGCGCGGCCTCCGGTGATATTGATCCGTTTGCGATTCCTTCGGCAAGGCCTTCCGGGATCTTTATCCCGCACTGCTACGCCGCATCAACTGCATTGTTCAGTTCTTCGTTCAGCGGACCGCTGACGGCTCCGTCTATGGATTCGCGCAGGGCGGAAAAATCAGCTTCCGATGACCCAAGTTCGCCTGTGAGCATTTCGAAAGCTATCTGGTTGGCAGCCTGTACTTCCGCTATGCTTTCGGTCATGTCCCACGCCTGACACCATTTTTCAGACATTTCTCTTACTTTTTCGCTGCCGGTTTCACCCTCCTCAAAGGTTGCCAGAATATGTTTGAGGGTGTTTGCTCCTTCCATACCCATATCTTCCAGATAATTCATAAACTCCGGAGCGATTTCTTTTCCGACATGTTCCTTTACCGCAGCAAGATTTGTCTGGTACTCCTCAAACGCCGTAATCTGGCTGTCCAGATTCTCGGTCATCTGTTCAACGGTCATATCCTCGCCGCCGTCTGATGTATCAAATTTATCAAACAGGCTAACCTTATTCTGCAGATCCGATTCGATCTGTGATACAGCACTGTTGTAGGCATCAAGGATATTCTGGTTTGCCTGTGCATGGGCTTCGGCAAAATGATCCACACTTTCCGTTGCCTCATCGATGGCGCTCTTTTCTGCGCCAACTGCTTCTGCCGTTTTCCTGCTTGCCGCTGCAACCTTATCCTTTTCCGCCGCCGCATGGGCGGAACTGTCGGCATTATCGCGCAGTGATCCGGATTCCCCGTTTATCTTGTCTGTGACATCCTGCACAGTTTTCTCATAAGATTTTGCCCTATCTTCCGCGGCTTCTACATTTCCCTCCAGTTCAGTAATATTCTGATCCAGTTCTTCGGAGGCTTCCGTCCATCTCGCGGTCTGCTTGGCGTTTTCAGCCATATGCTCACTGTAATGCGCATAGCCAAGGTTCTGCGTTGCCTCGTTAAATTCTTCAACAGAGATCTTTCCTTCGTTCAGTTTCTCCGTCCAAAACTCGAGTTGTTTTGTCTGGAAAGCATTATCGTCAGGATCCAGTTCATACTGTTTTTTCAGGTCCTCCATTAATGCTTTTTCTTCTTCCAGTATTTTGATCCGGTCTTCCGCAACGCTCTTGCTCGTCTCGGCATCCGCCAAGGCAACCTCCGCCTCCAGAAGCTGATTTGCTATCTCCTGCATGGCATTCTGTGCCGCCTGCGCGATCATAAGTTCTTTTGTGCTTCCAATCAACTGCTGTATCGCAGAATCCGTAAGCTGCACTTTTCCGGCCTCTTCGTCGTACGCAGCCGCTATTTCCGGGATTGTTTCTCCCAGTTTCGAAACGATCTCCTTAAGCTGATATTTCTGTGCAAGGGATTTGTTCTCAACGCCATTGAGCGATAAAAGCTGCGTCCCGAGTGTCTCTATTTTTCCTGCCTCTATCTCGGCATTCTGCATAGTGGAATCTGCATTTTCAATCGTGGTCTCAATGTCATCGTTTGCTTTCTCGATGGATTCCACAAATTCGTCCATGATTGTTTTTTGAGGATTAATCACCTCGCCGATTCCCTCGACGACATCCGTTGCCGTCTGGAACAATTCCGTAATCTTCGGGAGTGCCGCCTCTGCAATCGGGGCAACAATGTTTTCCTGGACCGCAGAGCCTAATCCGGATACCGCCGATTCCAGATCGTCATACCGCACTTCCTTCAGGCTGTCCATCGTGCCCCTGACATCTTTGTATTTGTCGTTTACATCATCCAGAGCAGTGATCACCTGCATGGCATTATCTTCGCCAAGAGCAGACCATACTTCGCTTGCTATGGTCAGTGCTTCCTGCTGGTTCGTCATCTCCGACAGGTCATCTATGACAGAATAAAAGACATCACTTGTGGATGCCTCGCCGTTTTTCCATGATTCAAATAATTTCTTTGTTCCGTCAGAAAAATACCCCAGATTTTTTTCAATCCGGCCGTCAGCCAGAGAGTTTCCGAACTCCTTAACGTAATCATTTACCTTGTCCAGATTATAGGCTCCGGCATCAAGGCCGTTTTCGAGGATTGCAAACATTTCCTCTGCGGAAAATCCTGCCTGCCCCCAGATCTGCGCATATTCCGTAATGTTGTCTGTCAGCTCCCCTGAGCGGTTCAGCCCATTCTGTGCACCTTTTGCAATCAGGTCAAATGCGGTTGTCGCATCCACTCCCATTGTCTTCATCATGACATCTACCGCGCGGATGGATTCGTTGATATCCATGTTAAACGTATCGCGCAAGGCAATCGCGGATTCCGTAGTTTCCGTCATGGCATCCGGATCCAGTTCTCCCATGATCTGGATGATCTCCGACATGGTATCGGCAATATCCTCATAGCTTTCGCAAAAGTTGTCGCCTTTGATCTGCTGCATGACCTGCTGATATTTCTTTGCCGCCGATTCAGAAAGGCCGGTGCTGGCTGCAAGCTTTGCAGAGGCGCCGCTGAGGTCATACATGGATTCTTTGATAATTTCGATGCCATCCGATAACAAATCCACTGCTTTTGATCCGACCGCTTCTCCAAATCCTTCTTTGATACTTTGCGAGAAAGATTCCGTTGTTTCTACGGCCCCACGTACCTTCTTTCCAAATTCATCAATACTGGTTGCGCAGCCATCGGCAGATCTTTCTGCCTCTTTCAGGTATGCTGCATTTTTTTCAAGAGCAGCGTTTGCCTTTATTACCTGAGCCTTCGCAGTATTTAGTTTCCCCTTCCAGTCATTAACAATATTTCCGCACTTTCTATATTCGTTTTGCGATTTTTCCAATCTCTCGTTTGCGCTTTCGAGATTCTTTTCTTGCTTCTTTATTGCATCACTTAGTACTTTTATCGTACCGCGCTGTTTCTGCATTGCCTTTTCAGAGGAATTTCCTTCCTGCGTCATTTTGCTTAGCCGCTGCTTTGCTTCCTCATATTTCTGCTTCAAATCATCCAACGAAGCCACTTCTTTATTTAGTGCTGACCGCAATCCCTTTGTTGTCTTTTCAAGGCTGGAGCAGCGCTTTTCTGCTTCCTGAAGAGCCTCGTTTGTCTTACCGGCTTTGTTGGTCTGTTCTTGAAAAATTTTATTCAGAATGCGCCCTTTTTCCGTCAATGCTTTTATGCTGTTCGCTTGTCCATCATATTTCGCCGATACCAGACTCAATTCTGTTTTCATTGCTGTCAGGGTCTTGTTAATGCTTGTAACCTGTTGCTTAAATTCTTTTTCTCCATCCAACGCAAGGACTAACCCCAGTTTCTTTTTCCCCATATTTTTTCTCCAAACTTAAAATACATATGTCATCATTTCAGGCACCAAAAAGGCGCCTCTTTCTGAAGCGCCCAAACTGTTTATTCATCATCTTTTTCCAGTATATCTGCAAGATAGTCTTTTTCTTCCGGAGGGAAATACATTTTTTTCACCACCGGCGAAGTTAACCATCTCAATGCTTTATAGAGCAGCCAGCCACCCACTCCCAAAATAATAATCCATATCAAAATCAGCACTATCCTCACTCCTGTTAAATGTATCCCTGAACTTTAAGCTCTTTCCTTTGGAGACTACATACGTACCTTTTGCATTAACGCTTCCTGCAGTACCTGCGAAAAATTGATATCCTGCCTTATGGCTGCATCATTCAGCCATTGGGGAATTGTCAGTGTTTTTTTCACTGCCTTGCTATTATGCAATTTTGCATACTCTACTGTATCGCACGCTACATAATTTACAAAGTCTCCAGATGATCGCTCAATATTTTCCGCCTTTGAAGGCGCCGGAATTTCTTTCCCTTCTGCTTCATAATCATAAAGAACAAACGCCAAAACATCATTTGCCATAAACAGTGCATCCTGCAGATCATCTCCACAGGTATAGCAGCTTTCTAAATCCGGAAAGAATACAGAATAACCCCCCTCTTCTTCTGGTGTAAAAATAGCCGGATACACATATTTTGCCATATCTCGTTGCTCCTTTCTCTATAAAATCCTTACGAATGCAGGGTTTATTTCAACCCTGCATCTTTCAATATTCTGTTTGCTGTCCCAGTTGGTATCTCTTTGCTTCCATGCCTTGGAACCATGAAATTCTTCCCCGTAACATCACTATGCCACTTATCATGCTCTTTTCCATGTTCTACGAGATAACAACCGTTTTTCTTTATCAGTTTCACCAGCTCCGATACCTTCATTGTGTCCCCCTTCCATGGTTTTATTATAGCACGTGTTTACACGTGTGTCAATCATTATTCATACATATTTACACGTATTGCGAATTGTTCACACAGGCAATTTCATCTGCTCGTACTCTGGCACTTTCACGAAGTCATCTGTGAGATGTATTCCGAATTGCTCCGATATCATCTTGAAGTTCGCCGCGATTCGGTGCGGTGCAAGCCGCTGCCTGACTGCGATTCTGTCCATAACTTTTGCATAACTGGCAACTTCACCGATAGGAATTTGTTCTGTCGGAAGAGGTTCACCTATGTATACGCCAGTTCTGCGGATAGAGGGAAGTACCTCAGATGTAACCCAGTGTTTGAAACGTTTGGCGGATTCAAGCTTACTGCTGAAAATAAGGGAGTAAAGGCCGGATTCGTTGATAACAATCATATTTCTACGCTGACCTGATACGGTGAAACACCGTGTCAGCTTATCATCATCTTCCACATGCCGCTTTAAGGCATCCGAAGCGTCTTTATACTCCAGCGCCGCACAAACATCTCTTCCTACAAACCATGCCTCTCCATCAATATCAACGGTTCTAATTTCTCCAAATTCCTCATTGTCAAATATCTTCAACTCATTCATGACGCTGCCCTCCTGTCACGCTGCGATCTATCAACGATACTTTTTAATTCATCGTTGTTCTTCCACATTTCATTCATAATCTCATATAAACTATAGTCAAATGTGTTCTCAGCAGTTCCGCGCACTTCTACAGTTCCCTCTGATACAAGCATATGCAAACACTCAGTCAGCGCACAAAGACGTTCGTACTTGAAACATACATCTTCCAATTTTGACATGTCATCATAATCAATAATAAAGTTTCCTTTTGCTGCATTATCAGAGATGTTCATACCGCAGCACCTCCCTTTTCTGAGTGGTGCCGACCTTTGCAGGAATTTTCCGGAGTATTAAATACCCCCCCCGATAGCTTTCTGACAATTTACTATTCATAATAAAATCTCCTTTCAAATTTTTCTTGAAAGAAGTCTCTCTGTCTGATATGATAGATTTATCAGAAGGAGACTTCTGGTTTGAATTTAGAAGTTGCTTAGTTTTCCAGACGTGGGCAACTTCTATTTTTTATCCAGTTCTTCTTTAACCATTTGAATCCCTTTTATTATCACCTTTGTCTTTGTTGTATGCATCCTCTCAGCACATGTTTCTAATAATTCATTTTCTGATTTTGTTAATCGGATTTCCAGCCTAGCATCTCTGGGATTGTCGGTTAATTTTGTACCTTTCTGTAGGGGCGACATTCTATCACCTTCTTTCTTTGCCCGTACAAACATTGTATAAGATTGCACGTACAAAGTCAAGCACTTTTTATAAAAATGAGACCGAATTTCTTCGGTCTCGAGAACAATATCTAAAACTGTTCAGATGTTCCATCTGAAAATACCACGGATGACGGAATGTACACAAATGTTATTTCTTCATATGGTATATTATACAGCTCCATCTCCTCATTTTTGTAGCTTGCGCACTCAAAGTATAGCGTCTTATCTGTTAATGTATCACCCGGCAATATTTCTAAATCCGTGAAGTCGAAATATAACCTCATGATTTGCTTCCCTTGTGAATTGATTATTGTTGCAGTTCCATTTATCTCTGTAATCGTTTTGTCGTAATTATTAGTTAAAGCAGACGGCGTAAAAAATCTTGTGTCTATGAAAAATGAGTTTTTCTGATAAGAATTAGATATGTAATATTTTGCTGTCGAGTTTATGGCTTTGCTGTTGTCGAATCTTTCTTTCTATTTACAGTA